AAGGCGGCGCCGAAGCCATCGACCTTCACGGCGCCCATATCGTCCTGCACGAGCTCGCCGTCGCGCGGGAGCTGCCAGCACCAGACGGCCGGGTCACTATTGGGCTTCTCGACGCGCATGCGGCCGACACCACCGATGAGCGGCTTGTCGGAGCCGAGCAGGCGCAGCACGCTGTTGGGCGACCACTCCATGTCGTCGTCGACGAACAGCATGTCGCTGAACGGCGACATCAGGAAGCGCGCCACCAGTTCGTTGCGGGCGCGGTGCACCACCGAGCCCCCGACCGTGAAGGCAAAGCCCCATTCGATCCCCTGCTCTTGCAGGAACTGCGACGTGGCGAGGACGCTGGCGGTATATTGCCAGACGGGATTGCGAGCGATCGGCGTGCAGATGAGGACGGAGCGGGCGCGAGCCCGCTCCATGCGTTCGGCGATGATGGCCTCGGCCATCACTGCGGCAGCCGATCGAAGCCGCCGAAGAAGCCGACTGCGCGGCTCACCGCGGTGTCGGTCTGGGTGGCGGAGAGATCGATAGCGGAGTTGAAGCGGACGTACCGCTTGGCGGCCCGCAGGTTGACCCCGACCTCGAGCTGGCCGCCCACGACGGAGGCGGCAGTCGAGCCGGTGGCGACGACGGCATAGGTCGCCGTCTGGTAGTCGGTCCAGTTGGACGCGTCGTCGGAATGCTGGACGGCCGTGCCTACCGATAGCGTCTTGCCAGTGGCAAGCGTTGCATCCCAGACGACTGCCATGACGACCGAGTCCGGCAGGCTCGCGCCGAAAGCGGAAGCTCGATCGATGGTGAGACCGGTGGTGGTGGTCGAATCCCCGGTGGAGGCGGCGACTGCCGCAGCGGCGAGGGAAAGGCGCACAAGCGAGCCAAGGGACCCGACATCGCGCTTGTAGACAATTGTGCTCATTGCAGGATGTTCCTGATGCGGAAGCGGATGGATGCCCGGCGCGAACGCCAGGCGGCGCGCTTAGCTGATGGCCGGGGCCCAGCGGACGCCCTGAATGACCGCGACCGCCTCATCATGGCGGAGCTGGAAGTCATGCTCCTCGATGGCGCGGATCAGCGTCTGGTCGTTCTGGACGGCGGAAATCGTGTTCGAGTTGGCATCGATGTAGGTGCCTTCGCGCGACACGAAGAGTTCCATCTGCATGGAGTCGAGGATGATGGTTTCAGTCATCTCGGCGAGGATGACGAAGCTCAGGTCCTTGTTGCTGCCGGCCGCGTCCCAGATGTTGTTGGGGATCTGGGTGGTGGTCTTGTAGGGATAGCCGAGCAGCGTGCCCTGGTTGAGCTCGTCGCGGTAGACGTAGACGCCGAGCGAGTTCTGGACGTTGTAGAGATAGTTCTTGGAGCGCGGATGCATGAACCAAACGCGCTTGCGATTCTTGACGTTGGCGGTGTCGAGCCTGTTGACGGCGCCGCCGAGTTCCGCAGCCACCGTCGCCAGCGTGTAGTTGGCGGTCGAGGTGATGAAGTTGCCGCCGACGGCGAGCGTGCTGTTGGCGCTGTTCAGGAACACGCCGATGCTGCCGCCCTGAACGGCAGCATAGCTGTTGGCGAAAGACAGGTAGCCGCGCGGGCTGTCCTGCGTTCCGTCGCCGAGCAGGAACGCCAGGTCCTCACGCAGGCCCACCACCTGCACCAGGTCGTCGCGGACGAAGGCGTCGGTTGCCGGGTCGGAATAGCGCATCATATCGTTCGACACCGGCACCAGCGCGGTCAACTTCTTGTAGCTGGCAACGATCTGGCGCAACGAGGGCTGGCTGGGCGCAATGCGCGCTGCCTCGCCGCCATAGCCGGCCGTTGCCGCCGATGCCTGCCCGGGCAGCGTCATGGTGCCGCGCGGCATCGGCATGTTGCGCGGACCGGCGGCGCGGACCACGGTTTCGGCACGTAGCAGTTCGATGACTTCGGTCATCTGGTCGGGTGGGATGATGAAGCCGCCGGCCGAGCCCTGCGACACGATCAGCGCCTTGGTGACCGGGTGGGCCTCGCCATAGAGCTCTTCGGAGTAGCGCCGGGCGCTGAAGGTGTCGCCGTGACCGCGCGCCAGCATCTTGACCACGCCGCCGATGATCAGCGACGGAGTCTTGATGTAGGGGTCGTTCTCGGCCGCAGCCTTGACCGCGGGCTCCTGCCCGGCCGTCGGCACGGCGCTGGCTGCCATCCGCGCATCGTACGCCTTCTTGCGTTCGATCTCGGCGTCGACATCCTTGATTTCCGACTGCAGCTTGTCGTCTTGGGTGAGAAAGCCGGAAAAGTCCGTGCGGTCCTGCTCGGTCATGGACTTTTCGTCCTTGTCCGCCACGACCTTGATCTGGGCCAAAAGGCCCTTGCGCTTCTCGACGAGCGCGTTGCGCTCGACCAGAAGCTGGCCAACCGTCTTCATGTGATGTTCCTGGGATGATGCGCCGATAATGGCGCCGGGTTGCGTGGGACGGCCTGTCGCCGTGAGGGACTAGACGGCCTGTCGCCGCAGAAATTCGAATTGGCGCTGCCGCTGGTTCAGCGGCGCCGCCTTGGCGCCGGCGTCGTCATCGCCGGGAGAGGCATCAGTGCCGTCCGCCGAGTCGAGCAGATCGCCGAGGGCCTTCTGCGCCGCCTTGAGCTTGTCGACGCCCTGCCCGTGGAGGCCGATGGCCTCGCCGCAGGTGTCGAGGGCATCCTTGATGCAGGCGGCCGATGCCGCCGAGAGCTTGCGTCCGGCCTTCGATCGGGCAGCAGCGTAGGCCTTCGCCATCGACCCGGCGTCCTTCGTCACCAGGCCCTTGGCAACCGCAGCGGAGCCCTCGGCCGTCTCGGTGCCAAGCAACTCGGCTACCTCTTCCTGCGTCATGGCAACCAGCGCCGCTCCGAGCTGCTGCATGGCGGCGCCGAGCATGGCGGGCACCTGTGAGCCGTCGCCTTCCATTTCGGCTTCCCACGTTGCGCTGTCCTCGATGTAGCCGAGGTTCGCGAGGGCATAGGCCAGGCTGGCGACCCCGTAGAGGTCCTTCGCCTTGAAAAGCTTCACGTCCTTCGTGACGATGCCCGCAGCACCCTTGTCCTTCATCCGAGCCTCATAGTGATCGATGACGGCGCGCGCCTTGGTCGCCACATCGTCGGGGAGATCGGCCTGGTCGAGGCGCGAGGCAGCGGCGCGAATGCCCGCCGCGACCGCCGTGAGGCGCCCGTCGATGACCTTGGCGAAGGGCAGTTTGTAGGCGCCCTTGAGATCGGCACCGGCGGAGTCGTAGGCGAGGAAACCCTTGCGGGCGAAAGTGGTGTCCGGGTCGTCATCGTCGAACTCGGCTTTGTCGAAGATGCTCTTCTCGGCGGCCGAGCCGTCCCACTCGGATTCGGTATCGAGCGGCAGGTTGCGCGACGCCCCGACCTTCCAGGCCGGGTCGGCGCTCTTGTTCGAGCGCGCGGTAATCGCGGCGCCAGGATTGGCGGGGACGGAAACGAAGCTGAACTCCATCAGCCCGCACTTGAGATAGCGCTGCGGGCCGCGCGGCTGCGCGGCGTTCATCGGCTCGGCATCGATCGGCTCGAAGCCGACCGACGTCGAGTTGACGACGCCGGCCTTGATCAGGCCGTAGACCTCATCGGCCTTGGCGCTGACGCCCTCATCCGGGAACTGCACCGTGGCCTGCAGCTTGCCGGCGACGACACCGATTTCGATTGCCCGCGCGATCGGCTGCATCGGATCGTGCTGCCAGAGCACTACCGGATTGGCCTGATAGTCGCCGAGCTGGATCCCGGCCTGGACGATCACTTCGCCGGCGCGATCGACGGCGTCGGTCGAACAGATCACCCGTACTTGCCGCTGTTCGGCAAGGGTCTCGGTGCTCGCGGTCAGAAATTTGCGATTCATGACGCCTCGCTTTCCGCATTCGCTGCTCCAGGAGCAGGCAGTGTTCCGGCTGTCGGCCGCCCTGCCCCATCGGGCGCCGTGCCGGTCATGTCCGAGCCGGACGACGCAAGGTTGACCGGCCGAAGCAGTACGTCGCCGCCGTCCATGGGCGGATCGCCGTTTTCGGCGCGGCACTCGTTCTGGGTCGAGATACCCGACATGATCTTGAGCCGCTGGTTGTTGATGCGCGTTGCCTCATCGGCGCGCAGCAGCCGCCGCTCATCGAAGTCGGCCGTTAGCGGCGCCTTCTCCAGGTCGAGACCGAACACCTGGTTGAACTTCTGCTCCCACATCTCGAGATCGGGGAGGATGGTGTCGTTGACGTAGGACTGGTCGAGCTGCCCGATCGGAATACCGCGGGGCGGATCGGCAGCTGCGATCTTGTAAAGCGGCACGCCGAAGAACCGCGCGATCTCGGCGATCGACAGGTTGCGCTGCGCCATGAACTCCATGTCCACGGACGTCAGCTGCATCTCCTTCCACTCGAGTCCTTCCTCGAGGATTGCCGTGCGACCGACGTTCTGGATGCCCGCCCGAAACGAATCCCACTGCTCGCGGAGCCGGGCCGCCGCTTCGTTCGAGATGGTCTTGGGCGTCTGCAGCACACCGCTC